TCCAGTAACTGAAGTGGCAGAATTAGTTGCTATGAAGCAGGCCGCAGAGTCCAATCCCTCTTTACATGAAGCACTAGAACATGCTAAAGTACTGTATGAACTATCTCGTGATCACACCCCTGACACCAACCCAATGTGGCACCCAGTATGAGTGATGTTGATAAATTAAACATAGGGTATGAAATGACCCAGCTGGATCGTAAGAACCGAGATTTTTATGATGAGCTGACAGATGAAGAACGTAAAAAGTTCAGTACCTATCTTATGGTACGCTGGAGTTCAAGTGTGCAAGCAGACGGAGATATCCAGGCCTACTATGTGATGAGTTGTAATGAGAATCTAAACACCAACTTCTTTGACATTAGCCAGCATCCAAAGCTACAATGGCTATGTGCCACAACTGTAAGTCCAGGCCTAGGAACATTTCGTCATCAGTGGATCTCTCCTAAAAAGAAAGAAGGATCTGATACCAAAATATCCAAAGTACTACGCTCACTGTTCCCTGATTTGAAAGAAGATGAAATTGACGTACTCAGAAGAATCAACACTAAAGATGATATTAAACAGTTGGCAAGAGAACATGGATGGCCAGACGATCGAATTAAAAAAGAATTTTAGTTGTAAATACTGCGACAAAGAGTTCCGCAAAGAATCTACGTTGGCAGCGCATCTGTGCGAAAACAAACGCAGGTGGCAACAGGAAAAAGAAACCAGTGTGCAGATGGGTCTTAGAGCCTACCTGCAGTTTTATGAGACCACACAAGGCAGCGCCAAGCTGAAGTCATATGAAGATTTTGTTAACAGTCCTTATTATAATGCTTTCGTTCGCTACGGCAGATATCTTGTTGCTATTCGCGCTGTCAATAGCAACAGTTTTACTGCATGGCTCTTGAAGAACAACAAGAAGCTGGACCAATGGTGCAAGGATAGCTTCTATGATGAATGGCTACTGGAATACCTGCGTAAAGAAGCAGTACAAGATGCACTAGAACGTGCGCTAAAGGAGATGCAAGACTATGCAGATGCGCACACTGAACTCAAGAACGGGTTCCTTGACTATTTTAGGTATGGTAATAGTAATCGCGTTTGCCATCATATCGTCACCGGTCGTATTAGTCCTTGGATTGTGTACAACTGTGGCTCGGGGGTGGAATTTCTTGACAAGCTACAGGAAGATCAAGTAACAATGATCATGCCCTATATTGATCCAGATGTCTGGCAAAAGAGGTTCGCAGACTATGTGGCAGATACAGAATGGTGCAAACACATACTGCGGGAAGCAGGACTATGAGTATGTTAAAATTTCCTGTAGTGATGTTGCAGGCGCTTGCAATAGCTGGACTAGGAGCATTGTTAGTCTTGGGCAACAGTACAGATTTTATGCTCACACTAGGCATGTACTTTGCATTCAGATGCATTGGAAACGATGTTATATATCATAGATTAATTTGTCATAGGGCATGGAAAGCACCAACTTGGGTCTGGATAGTAGGCAACATCGTTGCCACAATTGGTGGACAAGGAAGTGCTATAGTATGGTGTGCAAATCATTTACAACACCATGCACACAGCGACAAAGAAAAAGATCCGCACAGTCCTTGGACAAAATCAATTTGGCAAGTTATGCTGGTGCCCATGAACCCTAGGTTAGATTTAAGATACTCTTCTCCTTATTTTAAAAACACCTTATTGGTTTGGTTTCACCGCAATTACTGGAACATTCATGCAACTTATGTGATGTTACTGTTGACATTCTATCCATTTGGAGTCATAACTCTATACCTGGCACCAGTAGCAGTGAATTGGTTCTTCTCTGGATTAATCAATGTGCTTGGTCACAGCAACGTTGAAGTCAATGAAAAAACTCAAGACCGTAGCGCAAACAATTGGACATTAAATCTAGTGACATTTGGTGGTGGATACCATTATAATCATCATGCAAACCCGCAAAATCCAAGGTTTGGTACACGTTGGTACCAGTTTGATATTGCATATTGGATAATTTTATTATGTCGAATCAAATAAAATTTAACAGCGACATTGACATAGACTTTGCTGATCGTACAGCGATCCTAAAACTGATTAAACATACGCCAGCAAGCCAACAGCGTGACAGCGAACTGGTATTGCACAATACCGGAGTATACGTAACAGATATTCCAGTGGATCCATTCAAGAGCATTGCAAGCCTGGACTACAAGACCGCAGAGTCTCGTGGTTACATGAAGCTGGACTTTCTTAATGTAGGGTTATATGAGAAGGTAAAAAATGAACAGCATCTAGAACATCTGATGCATACAGATCCGCTGTGGGACATATTCAACAACAATCAAGAACTGTGGGCGCAGTTGATCCATGTGAACAATCATTGGAACGTGCTAAAGAAAATGCCTGAGCCTGTGGACAGTGTACCAAGACTGGCCATGTTCTTGGCAATCATTCGTCCTGCCAAGCGTCACTTGATTGGACTGCCCTGGGCAGAAGTTGCTAAAACTATCTGGGAAAAAACAGATGACAGCTACTACTTTAAGAAAGCGCACGGAATAGCATACGCACATCTTGTGGTAGTGAACATGAATCTAATTTGTGAAGGAGTAAGCTATGGACACAGTTAAGGCAATCTACGTACCAGGGTAATTGATCGACGCTTGCTTTTCTTCGCTGCAATTTCTTTAAGACTAACATAAGGACCAAATTTAATCTCAACGTCTTTACTGTTAAGCGTCTTAAGACAATATCGAAAGGGAAACCATTCTTGCCTTAGGAATACATTTATAGGAATAAGTCGATTTGATTCCCACCACCAGCTATCACCCAAGGCCAAGAACAATGCTTTCTCTTCTTCTGTGCGCAGAGCACCAAAATCATAAACTGACGTAAGAATATCGTCAACATTTTGTATAATTCCTATATACTCATTGCCGCCGTAGCCAACGTAGCTGATAAAAGGATATTGATCTAACAATCCTCTTTGGTATTCGGTTATTTCTATTTTGGTTATTTTTGAACTCATCAAGATTATTTATTGATAATAAATCAATTGGTTTTAGAACTGGACACTGATTGCAACTGCTGATAAATTACTGTATACTGCTACTATGTTCTTGACAATACAACAGGAGGTGCTGGCTCTACTTCCGCCTAAACGCAAGCAAAACAACAAATGGACCAGCTTTAATGCTCCTTGTTGTGTGCATCGTGGTGAGAGTGCGGACCGCCGCGGTCGAGGAGGTATTGCCGCAGGTGCAGATGGTGTGATCAGCTATCACTGTTTTAACTGTCATTTCAAGACCAGCTATCGTCCCGGACGACTGCTAGGATTCCGATTCAAGCAACTACTTGAATGGCTAGGTGCAAGTGATAACATTATACAGCGGCTGAACATAGAAGCCTTGCGATTGCGTGACATGATTGCGCCGCCTGAAGCGGTGGAAAAGAAAGTACAAGAAACAACATTTGCTCCAAGACCACTACCACCAGACTGTACCAGCTTCACCCACTGGCGCACCCTGCTTGCACTAACAGATGAGAACTATACGATTCCACGTAGTTTAAATGACGGAGTAGTGTACATCAACGACCGAGATCAAACACTGATGGATCGTTATGAGTTCTATGTAACAGAAGACACTGCTCACAACATGCACAGGCGTGTGATTGTTCCGTTTACCTGGAAGAACGAAATCATTGGTTACACTGGCAGGGCACTGGATGCAGAGATCAAGCCCAAATACTTTAACAGTCATGAGCCTAACTATGTGTTCAACGTAGACAGGCAAAAACCCACATCTGCTTTTGTGATCGTGACAGAAGGGCCGTTTGACGCCATGGCAGTGGACGGTATCGCTATACTAGGCAACGAAATCAGCGACGAACAAGTGGACATTATCAACAGCCTCAAGCGTGAGGTTATTGTGTTGCCAGACTGGGATGAAGCAGGACAACGAATGATTGATGCGGCACTGGAGAACGACTGGACTGTGAGTTTTCCAGTGTGGCGTGAAACCTGCAAAGACGCAGGAGAAGCAGTGTCTAGGTATGGTAGACTGTTTGTGCTTAAAAGCATACTTGACGGTCGCCAGTCGAATGGATTAAAGATTGAACTCTTACGGAAAAAACTATATAATTAACTATGACAAAAGACTATAACGCAGACTTCCAGAAACTGTTTCTTGAGATGATGTTGCATGATGCACAGAGCTATGTGCGTGTGCAGAATATCTACAACGAAGAAAACTTTGATCGCAGCCTACGCAGTGCGGCTAAGTTTTTGAAAGAACACAGCGACAAACACAAGACACTGCCCACACTGGAACAGATCAAGGCCACTTGTGGTGTGGATCTAAAACCCATGCCTGACATGAACGATGGCCACCAAGAATGGTTCATGGAGGAGTTTGAAAACTTTACCAAGCGCAAGGAACTGGAACGGGCTATTCTTAAATCCGCAGACCTGCTAGAAAAAGGCGAGTTTGAACCAGTTGAGAAACTGATCAAAGATGCTGTACAGATCAGCTTGACCAAGGACCTGGGTACAGACTATTTTGCAGACCCCACAGCACGTATCAACCGGTACTTTAATTCTGGCGGACAAGTGAGCACAGGATGGCCACAACTGGATAGGATACTTTACGGTGGATTCAGTCGCGGCGAACTCAACATCTTTGCAGGCGGCTCGGGTTCGGGCAAAAGCCTGGTGATGATGAACATTGCACTTAACTGGGTGCAGACAGGACTCCATGGTGTGTACGTCACACTAGAACTCAGTGAAGAACTTACCAGCTTGCGTACAGATGCTATGTTGGCCAATATGAGTACCAAGGACATTCGCAAGGACATTGACACCACTACACTCAAGGTCAAGATGGTGGGCAAGAAGTCTGGTACATATCAGGTCAAAGGCTTGCCGGCACAGAGTAATATTAATGATATACGCAGTTTCTTGAAAGAGTATCAGATCCAAACCAGTCGCAAGGTAGACTTTATCATGATTGACTACCTGGATCTGTTGATGCCAGTCTCTGCTAAGGTCAGCCCCAACGACTTGTTTGTGAAAGACAAGTATGTATCAGAAGAATTGCGTAACCTGGCCAAGGAACTGGGCATACTAATGGTCACTGCTTCGCAGTTGAATCGCGGTGCTGTGGACGAAATTGAATTTGATCATAGCCATATATCAGGTGGTATCAGTAAGATTAACACAGCTGATAACGTGTTTGGTATCTTTACAAGCAGACAGATGCGTGAGCGTGGACGCTATCAAATACAGTGTATGAAAAGTCGTAGCTCAACAGGTGTGGGTATGAAAGTGGATCTAGACTATAATGTTGAAACCATGCGTATCACAGACTCCGGGGAAGACAGCGGCAGCAACTATCAGAGTACCAACAGCATCATGAGTCAGATCAAGAGCAGTAGCAGAGTTGCGCCTGTTGCAGATACGGTTACAGATAGCAACACAGGTGAAATAACGCCGGTCAAAGCAGATGTAAACGGTAGTAAACTAAAGAGCATGCTTGCGGGTATCAAAGCAAAAAGCGCCTAGTGCAGAATCACACTAGAGTCTAACTCTGGCTAAATATACTAAAACTGGAGCATGGAATCTTGCTTAACAAAACTCGTAGTATACTAGATGAATTAGATAACCATCTTGCCCGTAAAGACAAACAGCACCTGATCGAAAGTCGTGCTGGACATGTTATACAAGGTGCTATTAATCTTATCAATTCCATCCGGGAAAGCTACAGTGAGGAAGAAGCAGCTGAACTTGAGCGTCGCCTAATCAACAGCATCCGAGCCCAGGACCCAGTAAAATTTACTAGAGGAATTCGGAGAATTAAATGAAATCAGCACAATTTGCAACAAAAACGCCTGTATTCAAAAGCGGCATAAACAAAGATCCAGTAT